TCAGCCTTAGTACTGGGAGTAGCCATACCCTTTATACCTTCTATAGGGTGCCATTTAGTAGGATTTAGCTCCTTTGGTAAAGCAGCAGTAAAGGCTTTGATTGTAGAAATAGTCCAGTCGGGAGCAAACAACATGATTTGTAACCCTTTACGCCCTTCTGGGGAGTAAGCAGCCATAGCCATTTGGTCACTAAATTTCTTGTATGTTTGAGAAACAATATTGTTAGCTTGTTCAGGAGCACCATCAGGAGTTCTAGAAGGTCTAGCTTCTTGAAACCAATTAAGACCACCAAAGGACTTATTAACAAAACTAACAATCTCCTTACGAGCAGCGGTCTCATCAAAGGGTTTGCCTTCCTTAGCAGCGTTTTCACGAGCTTTACTAAGGTAGGCTTCAGCAGTCATCAGCTTACCGCCAGTGTGCAGGTAGTCCCAGGTAATTTTGTCAAAGACACCTAAGGTGTATTTCTCAGTAGCAGAAAGAGCAGACTCAAGGATACGAGTCTTAGGGCCAAATCTACTAATCATGCTGTCAGCAAACTTGCCTGTAGCTGAAATAATACCCTTAGACACATCACTCGGTACCTCAAGAACCAATCCACCACGTTGCCACTTGTCTACACTGCTACCCAGACCACCTTTCTCAAACTCATTGATTGCTTTCCTAATGCCTGAGTATTCTGTTCCTAGTAACTTATCGGTTACACCAAAAGCAATCTCTTTGAGAGGAGTAATTATTGGTGTGTGAGCACTGCTTAGAACTTCCATAAGACTCTTAGCGTGGAACAAAGAACCAACAACGTTAAGGCGTTTAGTAACTTGAGAGACAGTATAAATAGCATCAATGATCTTGTTGCCTTGAGCTTCAAAGGCAAACTTAAGAGCAGGAGCAAGATCAGGATGCACAGCATAGCCAGCAAACTGTCTGTCTTTAATCATCTGCCAACCGTAAGGCAACGGCTCTTCAGCAGTCACTCTACGAACCAAAGACTCACCATTAGGGTTTCTAATAGTAAGAACACTGTCTATAAGTTTTTTGTTCTCAATGGCTTTTTCCATTGAAAGGGCATACTCTTTGTAGATCTCAGCAATGTCCTTTGTTTTGACTTCTAGTTTAAAGTCTTTGCCAGCTAACGCTATGCGCCTATTGATGTCACGTAACACAAGATCTAGATTTGCAAAAGTTGCTATTTTACGTTCTTTACCAAACCGACTTTCAGGAGTCATGCCTATGCCTGGATCACGTGGTGAGCTACCTGTACCAAGAGTTTCATTAAGAAAAGTCTCAAGAGCACCCTTAGGCATATCTGCCCAGTTGACTATGTGGGTAACGTAGTTCTCAAGAAGACCTCTAACAACGCCTTCTTTCAAAGCACGTTCACCAATGTCTTTCATTAACCCATTGTATTTATCCGCAGCTTCTTTAGCAGCACCCGTAAGGGTGTCTGTTTTCTTAGCATCAATGGCTATAGCGACTTGTTCCCTAGCAACAGCATCAGGTACCAGAGCTTTGAGGTCGTTACTGTTATTAGTAACAAGCCTCTCATCAGCCATCTTGTTATTAATGTTCATTTCTACAAAGTCTTCAACCTCTTTAACGGGATTAAGCCAAGTCTCTTTGTATTTTTCGTAGCCCGTAAAGAATTCACGAGCAGCATCAGCACCCTTAGAGGCATAGAGTTCCTTACCCTTAAGCTTAAGGTCAGCTTCGTCAGTTACCCTACGAGGATCATAACGTCTAGGATCTACAGCAACAGGATCTGGAGAAGCAGAAGCTGCTCCTGATTCTTTAGAAGAAATAGTTTGTTCTCCAAAGAGTTCCCAACTCTGAATATCCTCTAAAGACCAACCATGCTTATCAACACCTTCTTGTACGGTGTCTAAGTATTCTTGAAAAACTTTAATTTCTTTTTCAGAATAACCCCTAAGCCTAGAAAACTCTTTCCAATCTTCAGATTTCCATGCAGCTTTTTCTTGTGGAGTCCAAGTATCAGGATCACTTTCTTTTTCAGAGGCAGATGTTTCTTTGTGTAGTTTTAATATTTTTTGTTTCCAAATTTCTAAATCACTGCCAGGTTTATCCTCATATTTAATAGACTCAGATTCAGGAGAAGCACCTTTAGAAGGTACTGGTTTATATTTTAAATTTTCTTGTCTTTTTTGTAGCCGAGTTAGTTCTTTTTCATACTCACGCTGATATGAATTATTACGTATTTGTTCTAATTCTTTATCAGATAATGTTACACCTTCAGTTTTAGCTTCTTGATAAGCTTCTGCTTGGACATCATAGGCTTCACTATCCGCATGTTGAGCAGCTAAATCTTGCAGTTCCTCTGGTGTCTTTTTTAAAAACTCAACACGCTCACGATTGTAAGCCATCGTGTCACGAGCTTTTTCTGCATCGGTTCTTTTATCTTCTATCGTTTCCCCAAAATCTTCTTTAGCGCGGGCCATTTCTGTTGGCTTAGCTTTTTTCAGTTCTTTTATCTCATCAAGGTAACGACCATTACTGCGCTCATTAAGAAGATTTTGAATATACTGATTGCCAGCACTACCTTCCTCGGTTGTAAAACTAGGCTTTACATTGCCCTGAATTCTTGCGGCTTCCAATATATCTTTTTTAGTTAGATACTTTTTATAGATTTCTCTTTCGGCCTCATCTCTACTTCTAGTAGAAAATCGTTCTGCTATAGGTTGAGACATACCGTTACGACCTATTGCTATCCAAGCTTTAGCAGTGTCTGAGTCTTCATTAAAAATATCTTTTCGTTTACTATCTAAAGAGACACTTGCCTTATCTGTAAACTTTATATCAGACGTATTTGCACTAGGCGCAGTTTTTATTTCTTCTTGGTATTTTTTTAAATATATTTCGTTTGTTATAAAATTATTTTTTAATACTTTACGCATCTCTTCAATAGAGATACCTTTATCTTTAGCATACGCTGCTAGTTCAACACCATTCCCTAATAACCTAGAACGCTTTTGTTGTTCTGCTATAGTTCGTAGTATATCCGCTTCTACTACACGTTTATCTCTAACAATAATAGACTCAGAATCAGAAGAAGCTGCTTTACTAGAAGAAAAAGTTTCAGAAGCTCCTCTAGAGCTGGGTCTGGGTGCAGTAGAGTTTGGGTCTACTGACTGCATATAAGCCGCAGTGTTAGGCATGTCTACTTCAGACAACTTAGATACAGACGCAATAAGATCGTGAAAAGCAGTGTACTGCTTAGAGTTCATCCCAAAGAAATCACTGACAGCTTTAAGTATCTTGTCTATAAATCCAAGATTAGGGTTTGCCCTGTCTATAGCCATCAACTCTTGAATTACAGTAGGCTGAAATAACCCATCACTAATAAATTCGTGTACATCCTTTAGTGCGTAATTTAGTTTGTCTTTACCACTTAAAGACAGGTTGTTTAAATCAACTTTACTTTTGACATCAGCAAGAATGTTTTCAATATTACTTACCAGCTTCTTAAGCCGTACAGCATCAGGATGATTTGCTGGCAGTGCTTGTATTTGTTCTATTTTAGTAGCTAGTGCTGCGTGTCCTATTTCGTGTGCAACTACTATGGCGTTAGTACCTCTACCCTCCACAATAAAGATTCCTTGGTCGTTCCAAAACGCAGGAGCAGTTAGGCTAGCCCCATACTTTTGTGCCTGACGTTTAAACTCATCTACTGATAAAACAAATGTGTTTGTATATGGGTCTACATTTAATACATCTAACATTTGTGAGATGTAGTGGTTGTCCCCAAACTTACTTTTTAAATGACGAACTAAATCTCCAACATTTGATATGTTGTTGCTATTTAAAAAAGGATCATTAGTACCTGCTTCAAGAGCCATCTTGCGAAGAGCAGGGTTTTTTATAGTAGCTAATTTTGCAGATAGTAATTCAGCTCTTAGAGACAACCTTTGTTGGTTTAAAGCCTCTACTTGTTCTTTGGAGTATTTGCCTGGAGAAGCTAAAGCATCCTCGTGTTGCTGTTTTATTCTTTCATACTTAAAAAATATATCGTCTTCTTTTTGAACAGCAGCCTTAGATTCTAATTCAACTAAATCAGCAGGTCTAAGAACACTCCTTGCTTTTTCAAGTTGTAGTTTTTGAGTTTCATCTATTTGTTCTTGAAGTTTAGCAATATATTTTTCTTGGCGGTCTATTGACTCTTGTTCTACATCCCAACTGCGCTGTTGGTCTAAAAGTTCTTCACGTGATTTTTTTTCATAGTAAAGTTCTTTAAGTTTGTCTGTATAAAAAGCTAGATCTTTAGGCTTAAGAGCGTCCATACGCTCAGGGCCAAAGTTACTAGAACGCAAACCCTGTTTAGAATCTATCTCTTCTACTAGTTTGTCAGCATGTTGCTCTTTAGCAATGATTGCTGCTTCTTCACGAGTAACAAAAGAATTATCCTCAGTAAGGAAACCCTGTATAAGTTTAGGATTAGTTTTAAGCATCTCATCATGGCTCTTACCTTGGGGTATATATTCCCCAGTCTCAGTGTCCATGAAAGCAGCTTCTCTTAATCTTTTACCGCTACTAGTAGATAGTTCTGCTTCACGTAGATTAGCTTCTATGCGTTTAGAGGCATCTGTCTCAGCAGATGTAGGGGGTTTTGTAGTGTCTTCAGCAGAAGATATATCAGGAGACACAGTAATAGGCTTACGAGTTGCAAGCCTTTCCCCAAGATTATACGCAGCTCTACCAGCAGGATTAAACCCTGGAGCTGCAAAACCACCTGCCGCTGAAGCAGCAGCACGTGTCCAATCAATCTTGTCTTCTGTAGCAGCTTGTACTCCTACATCCATAGCGCCAGTCAAAGCAGCACTAGTTCCACGTTGTACTAATGGCTTAGTAAAAAACTTACCAGCTACTTCGGGAATAGTCTTAGGACTCATACCTGCCAAACCACCAACTACTGAACCAACAGCACTAGCTGTAGGATGTTGTTGTTTAGCAAGCTGACTTTTCTTATATCCTTCTGGATCTGTAAGAGCATACAGTTTGTCTTGTACCCAAGCTGCTCCACTAGAAGCCCCAAATGCTCCAGCAAGACCCCCTGTAATAGCTACAGCACCACCTACAAGAGCTTTAGCAGCTAACCCAGGCACCCCTACTCCAGGAACCATTGCAGCAGCTCTAGCAGCTAATGGGGCAGCAGCAGTCATACCAGCACCAAAGCCACCAAGACCAGCAAATCCAGGAACAACGCCTTCAGCAGCCCCCCTAACACCAGCAACTACAGCACCTTCGTCTTTGTTACTAGTAACAGAAACCACATCAGTCCAACCATCATCTTTGTTGGAAGATGGTTTAGACAAACTTTTAGTAGGCCCTATGTCTATCCAATCATCATTAGCCATGCTAGTAATCCTATTTTTTCCGAAGTTTCTTTTGAACAATACCTTTTTCGTTTATTCTGTAAGAATAATTTTCTGCATCATAATTTTCACCACTTCTATTTAATACTTCTATGATTGCAAGTTGTTCTTTAGGGATGTCTTTATACAGTCGAGTTGCTGATTCACCTGTTCTAGAATCAATACCCGTATAAGCTATTAATATTGTTCCATCTTTTTTCTTATAAAAAGTACCTGGACTTATATTTTTAATAGTAAAACCTTCTTCCGGTTCTGGAAGAGCTGTTTGTACAGTAGAACCTGGTCTAATAGGTTCTTTTTTAGTTTCAACGGGTTTAGCAGTTCCCGTACTTGTATCAGGAGCAAATACGTTTGGTGCATCAGGCGGTCTGTCAAGAGTAGTAGAAGGAAGTACTACCCCATCATCTATAAGTTGTTTACTAGAAAACTCTTTAATTTTAAAATATTCTTTTTCGCGTTCTTTAAGAACTTGAATTCTAGCTGTGTATTCTTTTCTAGCTTCACTATTTAGGTCTTCAGAAGTCCCAAATATTCCAGGTTTAGGAGCAGGAGGAAGAGCAGCAAGCTTACTTTGAACATCTCTAAGGTCATCTTGAACACGCTCTAGATTTAAACCAGCGTCTTTATAAAGAGCAAGATTAACGTCTTTCTTACCTTTTTCGTCTTTAGAAGTACTATTAGCGCCAGACCTACTAATTAATAGTTCATACCGTTTCATTTCTAATTCGTATCTTTTATCTTCAGAATCTTTTTTTCGTTTGTTTTCTACTTCTTTTTGTACTTCTGCTTTGCCTTTAATAGAATTAATGTTCCTAAGAGCATCAGTTTTAAACTCTTTAAATTTACCTGCATTAAAAGCCTCTTTCCCTTTTTGAGAAAGAATTTTTAATTCAGACTCAGTAAGAGCACCATCAGTTCTAGCAGCCATCATTACTTCGTTGGCATTACTACCGTCATCATTAAGCATAGTTAAATAACTTTGTGCTTTATCTAACTTGTTTTGTTGTATATCAAAATTAGCTTTTTGAGTTTGAGATTCTTGGAGTTTGGCTCTTTCACCACGAGAGTAAAACTCTTCTGCTTGTTTAAACTTACCATTTGCAGCAAAAACTTGCCCAATCTTTACCATTTGGTCAGGAATAGGTAGGTCTTTAAACGTAGGATCTTTAGATAAATCACCAATAAGAGTCTTAGCACTAGCATCATCTTTTTGAGCTTCAACAAGAGCTTGAATTTGTAACATCTCTTTTTGTTGACTAAGCTTACTAGTCTGAAGACTTTGCTGCATCCTCTCTGTCTCAAGAGGAATACGTTCTCTTTCAGCTTCAGCTCTAAGAGGTTGTAGGTCTAACTGCAAAGCTGCTTCTTGGCCCTTTGCAACTTCTGTCATCATTAATGGCATAGTGGTAATTCCTTAATTATTTTATTAGTTAAACAAATCAATCCCAGCTTGTCCAACTAAAAATATCTTGAGAAGGAACATCATACCCACTAGACCAACCACTAGGAGCAATTGTTTCAGGCACCGATTGGGGAGTACTCCAAGAAGGAACACCGTCTACAACAGGTGCTCCTGGTTGTTGTGGGGGAGCACCACCACCCATATATTTACCAAGTTTATCCGCAGCAGTACTGAGTGCTCCAACACCTTGACCAACAGCATTCCAACCAGTTTGAGCTTGTTTTTGAGCATTCTCTTGGGCGTCAAGAGCTGCTTTACCCCCAACACCAGGAAGCTGACCAGCACCAGCTAATCCAGAAAGTTGTTTAACGTAATCGTTATACGAACCCAAAGCATACTGTTGCCCATAGACCTGTTGAGCAATACCAGCAGCACCTGAAGCAGGAACCCCAGGTTGTCCTGGAGTATCTGTACTCATGCCACTTTTAGCTAATTTTCTGTTTAGTCCCTGTAGTCCTTGCTGGTATTGAAACTGGTATCCAGGTTGAGACATTGTGAGAGAGGGATTAGCCATAACAGCATTAAGCTGATTGATGTATTGCTGCCTAGAAGAAGCAAAAGGATCTGCTATGTTTTGAGCTTGAGTAGGACTTATTCCAGGATTTCTTATGGAATTAATGCCTGATACTGCTCCAGTTAAAGAAGATCCAGTTTTTAAAAGATTTGATACAGTGTTTAACCCACTGGCTGCACTAGAGGGCGTTATACCTGATATGTAATTAAGAAAGCTATTGAACATACCAGGATCAATTGGATTAGTCAGTATGTCTGTACTTGATCCGTAAAGTATGTTTCCAGCAGCATCAAGTCTATTTCCAAACTCATCTAGATAAGTTGATGCTGCTGTACCTGCCGTTGGTGCGCCATAGCCTCCTGGAACAAAACTAGTTGTTCCTGGGCCAGATAAATCAATAGTTGCTTGGTCAAAAAATGGAGAACCAGAAGCACCTATCCCACTAGTTCCAGCTACTGTACCCGCTGCTCCAGCTTGAGCAGCAGCTATTTCTGATGCGCTAGCATATACCCCACTAGCGGTTTCACCTGCCATACCTATCGCAGCATTGGCTGTTGCTACTTGTTCGGCTGTAATCGCCCCCGCTTCAGCCGCACCCGCAACTTCAGCGGCACCCACTTCACCAACAGGTATACCGTAGTACATGGCTACTGCTGCAATAATGTATGGGGCAGCTTCTTCTATTGAACCACCAACACCTCTAATTCCAGAGTCTATGGCGTCATTAGCACCCCTAACAACAGATTCTGCTGCATCGCCTACATCTTCAAATGCTTGTTGTACCGCGCCGCCTGGATCACACATGATTAAACCTCACAACATAAGAGGGGGAAATAGGTACCCCATTAAAACGTTTTGCTAATGGGCCTAAATCAACTCCCGTAATAGCAGCAAAATTAAAGTGTGTTGCACCTTTGTCTTTAGCCCACTCTAGTATTTGTTTAGTCATTTTTAACAGCTCCAAACCTGAGTTTCCTAACGACGCTATTGGCAAAGTTGTTCCAAATTTAATACTAGGGGCATAGGGCATTGAGACTATTGCTGCTCCTAATACTGCTTTTTCACCCCTAAGAATTAAACAATTCTTGTTGTTCATCATTAATTCATAATATTTACGTCCCGCTTCTTCTTCGTAAGTACCGTTAGGATACGCTACAACAGCAACAGACATCATCCAGTCTACGTCAGCTAGGGTTGCTTTACGTATCATAGTTTACTTTTGTTGGGCTGCTACAGCTTGCAATTCAGGATCGGAGGATTGCTCACCACCTTGCACAGACATCTCAAAAGAAGATAGACGAATAGGAATATTGTCTGTAACTAGAAACTGATAAGCCCTATAGCGGGACTGTCCTAGCTGCCAAATGATGCTTCTGGGGTTATTAAGTGCTACCGTTCTAACCGTAGAGAAGTTTACGTAGTCATCACCGGAGAAATTGATACTCATTGTACCACTTACTTTATCCCCAATAATCTCTCCAGATTCAAAGAACTTCCTGTGTCTGGTACCGGCATCAATGTTATTAGTAACAACTCGCCAGTAAATGTTTTGCCCATTATCAGCATAGGTAGCTGAGTCTATTTGGTAGAAAGCACCAGTAGTAGGATCTATCCCATAGGTTCCAGTAACAAACTCAGTAGCTGTCCAGACCTTAAAGTAGTGTTCAGCACCACTATAGTAAGAACTCCACTCATACCAAATCTTTTGGTCTACATCGTAGACAAAGGTTTTATCCAAGTTGGGGAGAGACATCACGTAAAAAGTGTGTCCGGCTATCCTAAAAGCAAAAGCTTGGATCTTGGTATTAGTATCTGCGTTAAGGTATTTTTCGATGTATTGGTCTGAAATAACGCCAGGGCTAAAGCCATCTAGAATGTATACAGACTTACCACGAGTTTTAGATTTGCCCACATAAATAACAAATTGCTGGAACTGAACTACACTGTTGCCATCAGCACAGCCTATCTCATTTTTGTAGTTATCCTGTCTGAGTAGAGGACTACCTGTAGCATTAGCAGCATCGTAAAAGAACTCTGTACTCCACTCCCCAAAAGCCACAATGTAGTTAAAGTGCTTCACAATAGCCACCAAATAGTCTGGATCAGACTCTACGGCTATGGTGTTTAGAGGATCCCAGAGCATTGGATTTTCTGAGTCAGAGTTAAATATCTGCCCTAGTTTAGTGGCTACAAAAGTGTATCCATCTAGATACACGGCACCCGCAGCAAGTACTTGAGAACCCGTAGGGAAGCCATTTAAGGTTACTAATGTAGTAGCCCCTGCACCACCCCCTACTGGGTTAATAGTGCAAGTAGGTGCAGTAACATAACCAGAACCATAGTTAGTTATGGTTACTCCAGTAATTACACCACCTGATAAATTTACTGTTCCAGTAGCAGTAATGCCTGAAGGAGGAGCACTAAAGGTACAGGTAGGAGTTACATACCCAGAACCACCAGTCAAAATACTTACTTCATAGATCATTCCATCAGCTATAGCTACAAAAGGACTGCTACCTGTAGCTACATAGCCATGTGTACCGTTGTGCATAAACATATAAACATCATTGCCAGACTCAGCAAAGTAAACGTTTTGCACAGTACCCGTAATAGTTCCACCACTAATAGTATTAAAGCTAGTATCTACGTTGTAAACGGCGTTATTAATAACAACCCATAAGTCTCCACTATCTGACTTATACATGCCTTGAGCTTGTCCAGCAGACATAGCTGGAGTTAGGGTGGTGTTAAGAAGACCTGGACGTTTGATGTTATCCCTACTGTTTTGGGACACAGCCTCAAAGTAACAGTTGACGCTCCTGGAGTCTTTAGCTGTAGAAGCTGTTCTAGACTGTATAGGTTGCGTTAGCGGTATACGAACCATGCCCATAGTTATCTACCAAACGAACTAAAATTACGAGCATCAGGTTGAAAGAAAGTACTTTCATATTCAACATCCCAGCCCATTAGGTCTTCCTTATATTTTTCAGCCCTTAGCATTACCTCTTGCCTGTGGTTAATAGGCAAACCAAACTCAAGGGCAAGTTGGTCAGCTAGACCCCAAACAAGTGCTTGCATCCACTCATTAGGAAAATCTGGAACAGATGAAGATGAAGAGATGTCGTTAATTGGTCTTTGGCAAGTAAGAATTATTCGATAATTAGTTGCTGTAGTTGTATCTGGTGTCAAAAATAGTTTGACACTTGTAGAAGTAGTTCCTGGGTTAAGGTACACAGAATTAGCTATACCTGTAGAGAACTTAGATCCTAGAGTCATGTACTCTTGTTTGCTTAGAATCTGTAAGGGTGTGTCTATATATGGCGTTGTAGAAATGTTCCTAATAACACCTTGAATAAGACGTAGTGGTTTATCAGCAACTAAATCAGGCCCACTAGGGCCAATGATGTATTCAGTTTGACTGGCTACCAGAGTAAGTGTGTACTCAGTAACTGTCCAAAGCTTAATACCCTCGGTCATCCACTGTTTAACCATAAGGTTAAGAGCTTGAGCACAGTTAGTAACTATGTTGGCATCTATGGTAGCTGACGTATCTCCAGGTTCAACAGCACCTATCTTACGTAGAGCTGTAAGAATAATTTGATCTCTAGTAATAGAATAATTAGAAGACATTGCGTTTATCGCCTATGATAGATATACAGTGCGTTCGTCATTACGACGAGTTACCAAGCCTTTTAGTACTTTACCACCAGCCTTAGTATAGAGAAGAAAGCTGTTAGCAGCACCTTCAAAATCACCCCTGTTGTGCTTTATACGGATGCTAGATCTTTGTAAACACCCTAGTCCCACATTGAAAGAGAACGAGACAAGTGCATCAAAGCAACCACCAGTAAGCCCACTAGGACATAATCGTTCCACTCCTGCCTCAAATCTTGCCAGATCTTTCCTAAGAATCTCATCGACTTCCTCCATCGTAAAGATCTTGTTCCAGGCATCAGGAAGAGTTTTACCACCCCCAATCAGGTGTCCTACTCCTACTGTCCACAATCCAATAGCATCTTGATACGGCTTACGCCTAACACCTTCGTGGTGTCTAAGCATTTCCAAAGCCTTTTGGCTTACTTTCACTTTTTGCTAAAAGCTTGTGTACCAAACCAAAACGAGACAATAGAAGCCCAAATAGTCTGGGTATCATCATCCCACAGTTTATCCAGTGCTAGATCAAAAGCTACCCCAGATTTCCAGGCATACACAAACCCAAAGATTTCCACAAAGGCAAACAAAATAAACATCCCATACGTGATAGCAGGACGCACCATAGCCCTCGCATTAACCACCCAAGTGCTTGCCCCCTGACCTATGGCTATATCGTGCGCGTAGAGGCTCTGGCGCTTCTGTACGGCTGTGGTGTTATTAGTAACATCTGCACTAATTTGTAGTTGTTCGGTCTGGATATGTTCGATGCGTTCTTGAACCTCCAGCCCTGCTTTCTTTAGTGTCAGTTCCCGTTCCGTTTGCATTTGAGCCAACGTGACTTCATGCTTCTTGTCAGCACGATCTTGGAAGAAATCCAACAGTTTTGGAACACCGCCAGAAAGGAAAGAAATAACCGTAGTGAGGAGAGTAAACATTACTTAGGCCCACTAGGAATATTTGCACCAACCGGATTAGGGGTTCCTACTGGGGCTGCCGAAAAAGAACTAGTCCCAAAAGGAACGTAGTCGTTAGTCCAAGGAGACTCGTTTATGGGGCCATAACAATTAGCCAGTTGGACTCCGTTTACCTTTTTGGCTTGTTTCTCACACAAGAATGACCACTGATTAGACATCCCACCCCCTGATTTGTTATTAGTAACAAACACCCTGGGAGTCATTGTGACTACATTCCAGTCAGGAGCTTGGGGGTATTCAGTGATGGTGGAGAACAAAGACCAAACCTTACCAGCAGGAGCTTTACAGTCTCCCTTGAGAAAAGTCCTATTAGCAACACTACGGCCTGTAAGTACAGGGCAAATAGCCACACCTTCTTGAAACTCCTTGCCTTCTACACGGATTATCTTACCAGTAGGTACAGAACCGCTAGCAGCACACAAAGCAAATTCACCGTTACAAATCATTAGGTCTGGGCCGTTAGCAAACGTAACGGTTGAGAACAGAAACATTGCTAAGAATTTAATCATTTGTCGCCCCTTTTGTTCCAGAGTTCAAACAACGTTTTGATCTTTTCTTCAATCACAGCAACGCGTAGATCAATTTTAGATAACACGATGATAAGCGTGATTAGAGCGAGAAGAATGGGCCAAGCCTTCACGAGCATATCAAAAGTGTCCATTACCCCGCCTTTGTCACAAGATGCAATAACAACATAATGATGGCACCCGCCGCAGTCAGGCCAACGGCTTCAATGCGCTTAAGCCTTGCGTTGATGCTTTCATACCGAAGCTCACATACCGCCTCGTGCGTATTTACGCGGCCTTCTACTTCGGTCAGAGATGCCATCATTTCCATCCTTTAGGCTGCTTCGTCTTTAGGCAGTTCGGTTTGAGCTTGTGCCTGACTTTGAATCTTGACGATCAGCGGAAAGCATCCAGACCGCGAAGGTAGGTCACCCAAACGATCCAGAATGAATTGCACCTCGTTGGCTTCAAGTTCTATGTTCATTACCACTCCTTAAGCTGCGGCTTGTTGTAAAGGCGTCAAATCTTCCGTAGTCCAGAAGTCTTTGGCAACCATGATTTTCAAGTGTTCTTTATTGCGGCTAAGACAATCAGCCCACTCTGCATCGCTCATACGTTCCGGCTTACCTGCGTTAATCAGGTTCACCGAATCCATTGCGGCGCTGTAGTGTTGCGCGATCTGTGCTGCGGTTGGTTGTTCAAGTTCCATTTGTTTCTCCTTTACGGGTGGGTTGATTTGTATGCGTCAAATTCGGCTTTGAGTTCTTTAATTGCGTTGACCAT